CCCATAGAACATCCTATTGAAGCATCCAAGGAAGTTCCGGGGACCCATGCCCAAGGCATTGCAGCAGACATCCAAATAATCAGTGCTTCCCAAAGGCATACCATTGTGTCTGAGGCTCTAAAGCTGGGCTTCAAGGGCGTAGGCATTGCTAAAACATTCGTCCATGTGGATACACGTGGCACAACACCTGTGATGTGGTTGTACTAATGTTTTTTACACAACACAAAACACTGACTGATGATGCTGAGACAACAGTTCTCACTATCCCCAATGGTTTTCTTTTACACATTACTTATATCTTTGTGGCTAACCATGGTGGCAGCACAAATAGCATACACCTGTGGTGGGAAAACAGTGCTGGTGCAGACCAAATGTACTTCTTTGACAGCACAAGTATTAACGCAGGAGACAAAGAAATCTTAGGTGGTCAATCAGAAACTCCTATATTTGTTTTACATCAGGGAGAAGTAGTGAAGGCACAGGCTGCATCTTCAGGAGACATAGAAGTAGCCTTTACTTTTAACTTAGTAAATCAACCTTCGTTCCTCAACAACTACAACTAATAGTGACAACAGACTTAAACATAGAGTTACTTCCGTGGCAACAGGAAGTCTGGGCAGACGACACTAGATTCAAGATTATAGCAGCAGGTAGACGTACAGGTAAGTCCAGACTAGCTGCATGGATGCTGATTGTGAACGCTTTACAGGCCGACAGAGGCCATGTGTTCTACGTAGCACCAACACAGGGTCAGGCCAGAGACATCATGTGGCAGACTCTGTTAGAGCTAGGTAACCCAGTTATCTCAGGTAGCCACATTAACAACCTGCAGATCAAGTTGGTCAACGGGGCCACTATTAGCCTCAAGGGTGCTGACAGACCAGAGACAATGCGTGGTGTGTCACTGAAGTTCCTAGTGTTGGACGAGTACGCAGACATGAAGCCTGACGTATTTGAGCAGATACTTAGACCTGCTTTGGCTGACCAGAAGGGCTGTGCGATGTTCATAGGGACACCTATGGGTCGCAACCACTTCTACGAATTGTACAAGTACGCTGACCTAGGTGACGACGATACTTATAAATCATGGCACTTTACTTCTTATGATAACCCTGTACTTGACCCTGATGAGATTGACGTTGCTAAAAAGTCCATGTCAAGTTATGCGTTTCGTCAAGAGTTTATGGCGTCATTTGAAGCTCGTGGGTCAGAAATGTTTAAAGAGGACTGGGTAAAGTTTGACGAAGAAGGTATTGACGACGGAGACTACTACATTGCAGTTGACTTGGCGGGGTTTGAAGAAGTCAACAAGAAGCGTACTAAAAATTCTAAGCTGGACGAAACGGCAATTGCTGTGGTCAAGGTTAATCCTAATGGTTGGTACGTTGACAATATTATTTACGGGCGGTGGAGCCTTGACGAGACAGCAGCCAAAATCTTTCAGGCCGTTAGAGACTACAGACCAGTTAGTGTTGGCATCGAAAGAGGCATCGCAAAGCAAGCAGTAATGTCCCCTCTGGTGGACCTACAGAAGCGTCACGGGACGTTCTTTAGAGTCGAGGAGTTGACCCACGGTAACAAGAAAAAGACTGACAGGGTGATGTGGGCGTTACAGGGGCGCTTTGAGAATGGCTTTGTAACACTGAACAGAGGAGAGTGGAACTCTAGGTTCTTGGACCAACTCTTTCAGTTCCCAGACCCACTAACTCACGACGACTTAGTTGACGCTTTAGCTTACATTGACCAACTTGCAAACGTAGCCTATGACTATGACTACGAAATTGACAACCATGAAATTTTAGACGTAGTATCAGGCTACTAAAGACTGCAAAAGCAGCGGAGTAAAATATGAGTGAACTATTTGAACAAGACCCCCTGATGATAGAAGAATCTATCGAAGACTGGGTAATAACAAAATGTGAAGACTGGCGTGACCACTACGAGTCAAACTATGAAGCACGTTTTGATGAATACTACAGGCTCTGGAGGGGTATCTGGGACTCTGCTGACAGTGACCGTAAGTCTGAGCGTAGTAGGATTATTGCACCAGCTTTGCAGCAAGCAGTAGAGTCAAACGTAGCGGAACTAGAGGAAGCTACCTTTGGACGTGGCAAGTGGTTCGACGTCAGTGATAACTTAGGTGACACAGAGCGTCAAGACGTAATGTTCCTAAGAAACAAACTCACGGAAGACTTTGAGGACTGTAAGGTCCGTAAAGCAGTAGCAGAGTGTCTCATTAATTCTGCAGTGTTTGGCGTGGGTATTGGTGAGATTGTCATTGAGGAAATGAAGGAGATGGCTCCAGCAACTCAGCCTATCATGGGTGGAGACTTGCAAGCAGTAGGAGTCAACATTACAGAGCGTGTCAAGGTTAAACTTAAGCCTGTGATGCCACAGAACTTCCTAATTGACCCTGTGGCTACAAGCATTGAAGAAGCTATGGGTGTTGCCATTGACGAGTTCGTGAGCTTACACCAAGTAGAACTTCTGCAGGAACAGGGTGTCTACAAAGACGTTTACGTAGGTTCTGCTGCTCCTGAATCTGACTTAGAGCCTGACCAAGACATTACAGTCTACAGTGACGACAAAGTGCGTCTTACGAAGTACTACGGCTTAGTACCACGAGAACTGCTAGAGAACGCTACAAAAGACGAGTTTGAAGAAGAAGTAGAGCTTAGTGAAGAAGCTGAGTCTAAGTCTAAGTACGTAGAAGCAGTTGTAGTAATTGCCAACAACGGCGTCCTGTTGAAAGCTGAGGCTAACCCTTACATGATGCAGGACAGACCTGTAGTAGCCTTCCCTTGGGACGTGGTTCCCGGTAGGTTCTGGGGTCGTGGTGTGTGTGAAAAAGGTTACAACTCACAGAAAGCTCTTGACACTGAGTTACGAGCTAGGATTGACGCCTTAAGCCTCACAGTGCATCCCATGCTTGCAATTGATGCCACTAGGCTACCACGTGGTGCTAAACCAGAAGTACGCCCCGGTAAGATTATATTAACCAGTGGAGACCCGCGTGAAGTCCTACAGCCGTTTAATTTTGGACAAGTTAATCAAATTACCTTTGCTCAGGCAAATGCTTTACAGCAGATGGTACAACAGGCTACTGGTGCGGTTGACTCAGCTGGAATTGCGGGTTCAGTTAATGGAGAAGCTACGGCTGCTGGCATTAGTATGTCTCTTGGGGCTATTATTAAACGTCATAAGCGGACACTGATTAACTTCCAGCAGTCCTTCCTAATTCCCTTTGTCAAGAAAGCAGCCTATCGTTACATGCAGTTTGACCCAGAGAACTACCCTGTTTCGGACTACAAGTTCAACGCAAGTAGCACTCTAGGCATTATTGCTAGGGAGTACGAAGTAACTCAGCTTGTACAACTACTACAGACTATGGAAAAAGACTCACCTCTGTACACTACTTTAGTGCAGTCCATCATAGACAACATGAACCTGTCTAACCGTGAAGAACTTATTGCAGCAATGCAGCAAGCAATGCAGCCTAACCCAGAAGCACAGCAGATGGCACAGGCAGCACAACAGGCACAGCTACAGTTCCAGCAGTCACAAACAGCAGCTTTAGGCGCACAGGCTCAAGAGTCTTCTGCAAGGGCTGCTAAGTTGGCTGCTGAAGCACAGGCTGTACCTATGGAACTAGAGATTGACCGTATCAACGCAGTCACTAGAAACCTCCGTGAAGGAGACGCAGAAGACAAAGAGTTTGAACGCCGTATGCGCGTTGCAGACACTCTTCTAAAAGAACGACAAGTAAAAGGTAAAGAAAATGTTGACAGACAAAGAACTCCAAGTTCTCCTGAACCAAGTAGACAGGTTTCTCCAGCCCCGATGGCAGGAGTTAGCAGACTTGAAACACCAACTAGAGGAAATCAGTAATGCCAAGGGAGAAGGACCCAAGACTAGCAAGAGCAGGAGTAAGCGGGTTCAATCAACCGAAGAGGACTCCTAACCACCCTACTAAGTCGCACGTAGTAGTTGCCAAAGAAGGTGACCAAGTTAAGACTATTAGGTTTGGACAACAGGGGGTCAGTGGTGCGGGTAAAGCTCCTAAGTCTGAGAAAGATAAAGCCAGACGTAAGTCATTTAAGGCTCGTCACGCTAAAAATATTGCAAAAGGTAAGATGTCAGCAGCGTACTGGGCAAATAAGGAGAAATGGTAATGGCAGGTCTATATGATAATATCCACGCAAAACGTAAGCGTATTGCAGCAGGTAGTAAAGAGAAGATGCGTAAACCGGGTGCCAAAGGTGCGCCCACCGCTAAAGCTTTCAAACAAGCGGCCAGAACAGTAAATAAAAAGAAGAAGTAGAATGGCTAGAGGCGTACCACATTATTTCAGAGACGGTAAAAAGCACACAGGAGGCACACACAAGATGCCTAATGGTGAAGTACACTCAGGTGCTACTCACACTGCTTCTTCCAAAAAGCTTTACCACTACGACGAACTGTCTAAAACAGCAAAGGAGAAGACCATGGCTTACGGAAGCTACAAACCCACTACTAAACCCAAAAAGACAAAGAAAAAGCCCAAGAAATAACTACTTGACTTTTTACTAAAAATATGCTATACTATAACTGTAGTATAACAACAAAGGAAACTTATGAAGCCTGAGCTTGAAACTTACTTCAACAACTACAACGAACTCTTCAATTCCGAAGGTTTCAAACAACTCGTTCAAGAGCTTTCTAATAATGCAACTACTTTAGCTGACATTCAGACAGTTAAAGATTCTGAAGAATTGTTCTTTCGTAAAGGCCAAGTTGCAGCCTTAGCTTCTGTAATTAATCTGGAGAATACTATATCAGTAGCCAGAGAGCAAGCAGAAGAGGAAGAAGAAGTAGATGATTAAAGTATACGACTTTCGTTGTGACAACGGACACGTATATGAAGAGTTTGTAGCCTCTAGTACCTCAATCAGTAGGTGCGAGTGTGGTGCTAGTGCTACAAAGATGCTGTCTGCCCCGGCTTTTATACTTGATGGACACACTGGGGACTTCCCCGGTAGGCACATGAAGTGGGTAAAAGAACACGAACAAGCAGGTAGAAAACCCCAGTCTCCATAATGACTAAGTTCACGGAGTTTAATTATGTCTAAAGCGACGATGGTTGACATGCAACCTGAAGAGGAAAACGCAGAAGAAACCATAGAAAACGAAGAACAAGAGATTCAACAACAACAAGAAGTTGAGCAACCTCAAGAAGAACCTACAGTACCAGAGAAGTACCAAGGCAAGTCCTTAGAGGACGTGGTACACATGCACCAA